GGGGGGGGACGTGAGGTGAAAGTGCTGACAAACGGTAGATACAGAAAACTGACTCCGAAAGAATATTTTCGGTTAATGGGTTTTTCAGACTCAGACTATGAACTGCTTGCAATGAATGGTATCTCCAAAACACAAATTTACAAAATGGCAGGAAACTCCATCGTGGTTACCGTTCTGGAACACCTGTTCAAGCAGATTTACACACCAGGTACTCAGAGTATTGATTCTCTCAAGAAGAAATCTCTGGATATATTAAACACCTTATAAGGAGGATACTTAAAATGGCAAAGATTGGACTGAGTGAGGGTTTCACTCTTATTCCGAAGGGAACCCACGTTTTTAAGATTGTTGAGGTCAAGTACAAAGAGGACTTTGGCAAGATGGAGATTGTTATGCAGCTTGCTTCGGGTCAGAAGCACACTGAACGTTTCTCTCTGCTGAATGCAGACGGTGAGCCGAACCAGGGAGGTCTGAATGCTTTCAGCTACTTCGCAAAGACTGCACTGAATGACTACACTCTGACGGAGATTGACCATGAGGAACTTGTCGGTCACTATATCCGCTGTGAGGTAGACCATGAAGAGGTTGAGTCTAACAAGACTCCGGGCAAAATGCTCAAGTTCGTTCGTCTGGGCGATAAGGAGCCTGCGGATGGTTTTGACGAAGCGGAAGCCCCTGCACCAAAGAAGGAAAGCAAGCCTGCGGCTATTGCCCCGGCTGCTGCACCTACTGAAAAGGCAAGCGGTAAGAAGTTCGACCTGGACAGTATTCTGGGTTAATTAAATGACCTGCGGAGAGGGAGAAGTGTAGCTTTGAACTCTCCAATGGTCTATATTCTATAAAGTTGAACGAAAGGAATGAAGAACATGAGTGAACGAGATAATCGTGTCAAGGCGTTTGAGAAGCTGATGAGGGGCGGGCTGTCCAGTACGGATGTGTTTTGTATGAAAAATCAGTTGATGACAATGGGGTTCTTTACGGCTCCTGCTTCTACGAAGTACCACGGAAACTATGAGGGCGGGCTGTTTGACCATAGCTTTACTGCAACCTCTTCTCTGCTTTCTCTGACAAAGAGGATGGGTCTAAACTGGAAGCGCAAGGCAAGCCCCTACATTGTGGGTATGCTCCATGACCTCTGTAAGTGTGATTCGTACATTCACAACCCGGATGGCACATACAGCTACAACTCCGACATTCTTCTGCCGGGACACGGTGACAAGTCCGTAATTCTGGCACAGAAGATTGTTGACCTCACAGATGAGGAAATGGCTTGTATTCGTTGGCACATGGGAGCCTTTGATGACAAGGAGAACTGGGACAAGTACGGGAAGTCTATTGAGAAGTACCCTAACGTCCTGTGGACTCATACCGCAGACATGATGGCTGCACGAATTTTCAAAATTTAAGGAGGAAAAGATAATGGGATTTACGGAAGTTCTGACGATTGTATTTGTTGTTTTGAAGTTACTGGGAGTTATCACCTGGGCATGGTGGATAGTACTTCTCCCGGAAATTCTTGCGGTAGCGTTTTACCTCATTCTGCTTCTGGTGCAGATTGTAGGTTTCCACAAGGTAAATAAGAGTATCCGCAAGCACTTTGACGAGTTCTAAAAGGAGGATAGCATGAAGAAATTTGTAGCATTACTTTTGGCTCTGGTAATGGGAGCCTGCCTGCTTACAGGCTGTAGTCGGGAGTCCGACATGGTTTCCTACAATATCGGAAAGGAAGCCGACAACTTCAATGTAACCCGCCGTCTGACGGTTATCAATGCACGAACCGACACCATTCTGTTACAGCTTGAGGGTACGTTCTCTCTGAGCAATAACAGCACAAACGAACTGGAAATTATTTGTGAAGTCGGTGAGGGCGTGTACCAGAAGCATTTTGTGTATCTGAATGACTACACACTCTATGTGGTTGAAGATATTTCGGGTTCTGGTGTTGACAAGTACCATTATGAAATCAATTTCCTGCCGCAGTACGGGTTCACCATTACACACAACGATTAAAGGAGGACTCCGACATGGTAACAGTATTGATTGCAATTCTGGCTTTTATCATCGGGCTTATCTGTGGTGCAGTGCTGCTTGCGGCAGTAGCCGTCCTTGCAGCGCATGACCAGATGAACGATACCCCTCTGAGTAAGGAAGAATGGAAGGAGGACTAAACCATGGTTATTACGGGCATGGCTCATTTTCAAAGCGTATGCAAAAGAAAACTTGTGAACTGGTACAACAACCAGGTTGGGGCAACCAAAATTGACCTGGACAATGTATTCATCGTTTGGAGTTGTAAGACCTTGCAGAATTACAAGTGTCTTGCGTCCACCACTGTAAGCGGAGATGGAATTTATGCAGAGTACACATATAACGGCGATAAGCAGGAGTTGTACGAAGATATTTATGACAAGGTGCAGAACACTTGTCACACAGAGGAATAAGGAGGACTAAACCATGACAGGTAAAGAATACCAGGCTTTGGCTATCAGAACTTGCAGCATTCCCTACGATTGCAAGGCTGACCGTCTGTATCATGCAGTGTTCGGTCTGAATAGCGAAGCTGGAGAAGTTGCAGGTATCTTACAGAAGAAGTACCAGGGACATGAAGTGAACCTTGAACACATGGAAAAGGAACTGGGAGATTGTCTTTGGATGATTGCAGAAGCGTGTGACGCACTGGGTACGGACATTGATACGGTTATGCAGATGAACATTGACAAGCTGAAAGCCCGTTACCCAGAGGGCTTTACGGTGGAGAACTCCCTTCATCGTAAAGCGGGCGATATTTGATGAACTATCACAATATCACACACGATGACATGAACAATGGTGACGGGTTACGTGTGGTTCTCTGGGTTGCAGGGTGTACACACCACTGCAAGAACTGCCAGAACCCTATCACCTGGGATTTCACAGACGGGGTTGAGTTTGACAAAGCAGCTTTCCATGAAATCTGCACGGAGTTAAGCAAACCTTATATTAGCGGTCTTACCCTTTCCGGGGGTGACCCGCTGCACCCCGTTAATCGTTGTCAGATTTTATGGCTTGTGAAGAAGGTCAAACAGTTCTTCCCTCACAAGACTATCTGGCTCTATACCGGGTACACATGGGAAGAGATAAATGCTGACAACTTCTATTGTAGAGCAATTCTGGACTACATTGACGTTCTGGTGGACGGACGTTTTGAAGAAGCATTAAAGGACGTGGGTTATCACTGGGCAGGTTCCACCAACCAGAGAGTTATCAATGTCCCGCAGTCCTTAAAGGAAGGAAGGGTTATACTCCATGAAAGTAATTAAGAAGGACGGCACGATTGAGCCGTTTGACGGTCAGAAGATTGTCAATGCAGTCAGCAAGTCTGCCGCCCGTGCAATGATTGAGTTGGACGATACCCAGTACCATGAGATTGTATCTAAGGTTATGGCTATCGTCACTGAGCGTTTCCCGGAACGGGTTCACGTTGCGGATATGCACAATATTGTGGAGCAGGTTCTTGATGAGGTCAACCCGAAGATTGCGAAGTCTTACAGGGATTACCGAAACTTCAAGAAGGATTTCGTTCACATTATGGATGAGGTCTATCAGAAATCTCAGTCCATTCGTTTTCTGGGTGATAAGGAGAACGCAAACACAGACTCTACCTTGGTTGCCACGAAACGTTGTCTGATTTTCAACGAACTGAATAAGCGGCTGTACCGCAAGTTCTTTATGACCAATGATGAGTTGCAGGCTTGCAAGGATGGATACATTTATATCCATGACCAGTCAGCCCGCCTTGACACTATGAACTGCTGCCTATGCGACATTTCCTCTATTATGAGTGGCGGCTTTGAGATGGGCAACGTCTGGTACAATGAGCCGAAAACCCTTGATACGGCTTTTGACGTTTTGGGAGATATCATCCTGGCTACTGCTTCACAGCAGTACGGTGGCTTCACTGTCCCGGAAGTGGACAAGATTCTGGCTCCGTATGCAGAGAAATCCTACAAGAAGTACTGCGCTGAGTACATGGAAATCCGCAATCAGCAGACCTTCACCCAGGACGTAAAGGACTGGGCTATGAGCAAGGTGCAGCGTGATTATGAGCAGGGCTTTCAGGGTATTGAGATGAAGCTGAACACTGTGGGTTCCTCCCGTGGTGATTATCCGTTCATCACTATGACCTTCGGACTGGCTACTGATGTGTTCGGTAAGATGGCAAGCAAGACTTTCCTCAAGGTTCACATGGATGGTGAGGGTAAGCCGGGATTCAAGAAGCCTGTACTGTTCCCGAAACTGGTTTTCCTCTATGACGAAAACCTTCACGGTAAAGGTGGCTTCAATGAGGATGTGTTTGAAGCAGGTATTGATTGCAGTAGCAAGACCATGTATCCCGACTGGTTGTCCCTTACGGGTAACGGTTATGTGGCTGAGATGTACAAAAAGTACGGTAGAGTAATAAGCCCTATGGGTTGCCGTGCATTCCTCTCCCCGTGGTTTGAGCGTGGCGGCATGAAGCCTGCGGACGCAGATGACAAGCCTGTATTTGTGGGACGCTTCAATGTCGGTGCAGTTTCTCTGCACCTGCCTATGATTCTGGCAAAAGCCAGAGCCGAAAGCCGTGACTTCTATGAAGTACTGGACTACTACCTGGAAATGATTAGAGGGGTTCACAAGCGTACCTATGAGTACCTGGGTGAGATGAAAGCAAGCACCAACCCTATCATGTACTGTGAGGGTGGCGTATACGGTGGACACCTCAAACCGTCTGACAAAATCAAACCCCTGCTGAAACCTATGACAGCTTCCTTCGGTATTACAGCACTGAATGAGTTGCAGCGGCTCTACAACGGCAAGTCCATTGCAGAGGACGGAGAGTTTGCCCTGGAAGTTATGCAGCATATCAATCAGAAGGTCACGGAGTTCAAGAATGAGGACGGTTGGCTGTATGCAATCTACGGAACCCCGGCTGAAAGCCTGTGTGGTTTGCAGATTGAGCAGTTCCGCAAGAAGTACGGCATTATCGAAAATGTATCTGACCGCCCGTATGTGAGCAATTCCTTCCACTGTCATGTGACTGAGGACTTAACCCCGATTGAAAAGCAAAACCTTGAAGGGCGTTTCTGGGATATGTTCAACGGTGGCAAGATTCAGTACGTTCGCTATCCGATTTCTTATAACCGTGAAGCAGTCAAGACTCTGGTTCGCAGAGCAATGCAGTTGGGTTTCTACGAAGGTGTGAACCTCTCCCTTGCTTACTGCGATGACTGCGGACACCAGGAACTTGAGATGGATGTTTGCCCGGTCTGTGGCAGCACCAACCTCACGAAGATTGACCGTATGAACGGTTACCTGTCTTATTCCCGTGTTCATGGTGATACCCGTCTGAATGCTGCGAAGATGGCAGAGATTGCCGAACGGAGGTCTATGTAATGGGGGGGG